ATACTACGAGTGGTGATTTAGCAAGCATAGCGGCTGATCTGGCCACTATTCGGGCAGATCTTGCTACCGTGAAAGCAGATATTATACTTATTAAAGCAGATGTTGCTAAGTTACCTCAGAAAGTCCAGCTCCATGAAAACATCGACTTCTCAAGCGCTTCTGCTCGGACAATCATAGACGCGCCTGGAGATGGGAAACGGATCAGGCTCACAAGGCTCAGCCTGTCATCAGGCAGCAATCCACAGGTCAATGTCGAGATCGCTCTGAAGTCTGGTACTACAACAATTGAAACTGTCCGTGGAGATGCCATGGTGTTTGACTACCCCGAGCACAGGAATTTGGGCATCAACGAGGCATTCGTGGTGCAATGCACTACTGCTGATCGGGTTATTGGCGGTGTAGATTACTACTTGGAGGAAGTTTAAATGAGCAGCATTCACGTAGCACACGACGATATCCTCGATGACATAGTCGGCATCTACAAAGATTGGACTGAAACTTCAGCAATCTGGCACTATTGCGACTGCGATGGCGATCCGATCACTCTCCCGGTCGGATGGCAGACCAGAAATCCGCTGCTGTCTGGAATGAAGACTTGCCTCCTAGATACTCTTGGAGTTCCTGTTTTCGGCACGAATCCGCGCGGTGATGGCCTCACCCTGACCGACAAGACCAAGCAGGTTATGGTCCGTGTTCCTGCTGTATATGGAGATCGGTGGTGGGAAGGTGACACCGAGTTCTTCGTGCCGTCCCGATCTCCCGTCACCACCCCGGGCGGCAGATCGCTAACCCTCCATCCCGCTTTCTACCAGCGAGGCGGTTGGCCAAGATCTGAGCTGTTTGTTAGCCGGTACTATTGTGGTCTGGCGGTTTCCGACGCAGGAACCAAATACGCGGTTTCAGCTTCCGGGAAACAGCCCTGGACCGGAGGTGAGATGGTCGAGCTTGCCTTCACGGACGGAAGTGTTGAACCAGCCGTAAACGATTATCTTACAGGTCTGATATCTGGTGTCAGAGGGCAAGTTGTAGATTGGTATGTTTCATCTGGCGCATGGGTCGATTCTAATGCTGCCGGGAAGATCTACCTGAAATTAGTTGATGAACGAGTCAACTTCAATAACGGCAGCGGTGCCTTCAACCCCGGCCAGACAGCCACTGGAGAATCATCAGGGGCCACGGGAGAGATTATCACATTCGTCGTAAATTCCGGAGATTGGGGGAGTGGGAATGCTGCTGGCTATCTGGTAGTCCGAGGCGGGAACGGAAAAGCATTCACCATATCACCCTCAGAGAACATCACTGATGGAGCTGGTGGAGCCGCTAAAGCCACTGGCGACGGTAGCATCAAAGCTCCGTTCACAAGCGCCGAAGACCTTCAGGTGTTAGGTAGCACTACCATGAAAGCCGGAGATGCCGGAACGTCTCTGAGTTTGAACTGCTCAGAAATGGACGGGTATTGTCGAGCTTATGGCGGAACAGACACTAGATGGGGATTGATCAACCCGTACACATGCGATCTCCTAACAATGTTGGCATACCTCGACTTGGGTACATGCGATATCCAGTCACTAACCAGCGTCGGCGCTGGTGTCACGAGTAAACCAGCCACTAGAATGTTTGGCGGGGTCAACAATGGTGCTGATAGCATAGATGCCGCCGTGGATATCTATGGCACAGGAAAGGGAACAGGAGCCGCAGGACAGACTCCATGTATGTGGCGAGGAATCCAAGATTTCTGGGGTAACGTCTATGGGTTCGTCATCGGAATCCAGCCGAACAAAAATGGTGTCTGGGATATCATTCATCCAAACGGCTTGAGCATTCCTGCTAGTCCGCTGGCCGGGTCGTTCGTGAACACCATAACCCCATGTTTCATGAGTTCTGGATACTGGGGTGCTTCGATCAAGGAGGCTGCGGCGAAATGGCTCTTATTGCCAGCTGACGCCACGGGTACCAATGTTCAGAAAAGGTGCGACTATTACAATGCACCGAATTACGTTCCTGGGGTCTTGCTGGTCGGCGGCCATTGGTCCCATGGCGCGGCTGCGGGGGTCGCGGATCGGTATGCGAGCAACGCGGCTTCGTATTCGTCTCGGTATATCGGCGGCCGGCTTGAATTCTTACCGTAAATCGGAGATCGCAAACCTATGGTCGAGTACAAGAGGTTCTCTGATTTCGCCGAAAAGGAGGATAATCGTCTGGGTGGCGACAAAAGACATCTAGACGATATTCTCAACGTCGAGATTCTCATCAAGGCCTACCGAGTCTCGAAGAGCAAGCATTACTCCGGAGATTATGTAACAATGCAATTCGAGATCGATAATGCATTGTATGTGGTTTTTACAAGCTCCCGGACTATCATCGAGCAGCTTGAAAAGTACTCAGATAAATTACCATTTTTGGCGAAAGTTGTAAAGATCGGAAAATCGTACTCCCTGTCCTAAATTTAGGATGCGGTGGATCGAAAAGTCTTGCTAGTCAGCAGCAATTGGAACAATGGCACGAATGCAGGAGTCGCGTATCAGAATGCGAACAACACGACTTCGAATTCGAATCGGAATATCAGCAGCCAGCTTGAACTCATGGCATTATGGGTATAGCCTTGAATAGCGATCCATCGTGTACCGCAAGGTCGAATACAAAGCTGAGCCTGGCTACAGTATTAGTATCTTTTAAGAGAAAGTTCTGTGGCCCGGTGGAGGCTATATTTATGAAGCGTTATGGAAATCTCTATGAAAAGATCACAGATTATCAGAATTTAGTCCAAGCCCATCTAAAAGCCAGACGCGGAAAAGGACACTACACTGATGTAAAGAAGATCAACTCAGATCCTGACAAATACCTAATACATCTACAAGAGATATTGATCGACAAGACATTTAGGACATCACCATATACCACAAAGGTTGTTCACGAGCCTAAAGAGCGATTGATATTCAAGCTTCCTTATTACCCGGATCGAATAGTACATCACGCTATAATGAACATCCTGCAGCCTATATGGGACCGAACTTTCATCTCTGATGTATATTCTGCAATACCCGGTCGTGGAATTCATACCGGATTAATGAGACTGAGAACGTTCCTCAGAGACGATGCCAATACGAAGCATTGTCTCAAGTTCGATGTGAGCAAGTTCTATCCATCAGTCGATCATGATATCCTTCTTTCCCTTGTAAAGAAGAAGATTAAGTGTCCTGACACTTTATGGCTCTTGGAAGAGATCATCCGAAGCCCAGGAGGAAGCAAGAATATTCCAATAGGCAACTATCTTTCGCAGTACTTTGCCAATGTTTACCTCAATGGATTTGATCATTGGCTAAAGGAACAACGCGGAGCTAGATACTATATTCGATATGGGGATGATGGAGTAATTCTTGATTCTGATCGCTCTTATCTGGTTGATCTAAAGTCTCAAATCGAGGGATATCTACAAGACCGACTTGCCCTCAAAATCAATCCCAAAAGCAGCATAACCAAAGTAGATACACAGGGGATAGACTTCCTTGGATATCGTACCTATCG